TTTGACTAGGCTCAGGTATTCCGTATTCGCCGAAAATTCGACGTGGATGTTGCTGCTCGGCACGAGACAGAATGAATAGGTTCCGGGCCGAAGTTCAGTCTCGACAACGTAATCATCATTGCCAGCCGCAGAGCCTATCTTGACCTTCGGCTTGCCACGCTCGACCGTGATGCGGATACCGTGCTCGACGTTCGTATCCGTCGCCGGAACAGCGATTTCCTGCCGGCGCCGTGCCGTCTTGTACTTGGTGCCGGCCAAGCCCATGTAGTTGCCCGTCACCCAGATCGACGACGAACCGGAATCGTCGGCATCCGTCCAGCCGGTAAGACTCGATGAAAAGGTCCCATTCGTGGCGGACGACTTGACAAAACTCCGCGTCATCAACCCGCCGTTCGTGGATGTCGTATAGGGCGGATTGATGTAGAACCGAATGCGAGTCGACGTGAATTCCATCATCGCCGTGTCGGTCGCCCGGAACACGAAGGGCGCCATGCGGCATCTGAGATTGTTGTAGGTCTCGTTGATGTACCCCAGGCCTGGCCGGAGCATCATCGACCCCAACGTTCTCGGCATCCAATTGGTCTGGATTTCCGCCGACATCCGCGTGCGATCAAGATCGGTCCTGGCAAGCGCCAGCGTCGAGATGCGTCCTCGATTGAATGTATGCAGCGGGACGTTCTGGCGGGTCATTTATCCGATCAGCCGCGAGCGGCTTCCCCTGTCACGGCGCACCCTGCCGCCCAGTCGCGCCGACGCCCACCCCCCCATCGGCGGGAACCGGGCCGGCGCCGAATTGGCATCCTTGGACCGGGCATCGGACAACAGCCGCGCCGTCCGTTTTTCAAGACGCTCCATGTCGAGATCGTTCTTGAGCCGGGGAGCCGCCTGTACGGCCATCCAGTGCCCGCTCCACAACATGAACGATTCCGGCCATTTGGTCATGTCGGACCCGTAACTGGCATCGTCCGAGACGTAACTCATGTAAAGCGGGTCGACATCGGCGTAAAAATAGGCCCCCTCCGGCTCATAGTCCGTGAGGGGGACCGAAAAATACTCATCGGCCGACAGCGCGTTGAGGTAAACGAAATCGGTCGGCCGCGTGAAAGCGTAGCTGTACCCGAACGATGGAGTAATGTCCGCGTCCGAGTCGATCAGGACAGCCCGCGTCCCGAAATCCCAATGGCCCTGTTCGAGAAGATACTTCACGGCACCGTCACCGGAATTCCAGATTTCGTCCATGACGCGCCGCGCCTCGGTTTCCTCGGTGAGCGATCCGATGGACCGCTCGCCAAGCGCCCGCATGGCGATGTTGTAAACGGCCAATTGGTTCTGGGCCATGGCCTACTCCTTCAGGTTTTTGAGAAGGTCTTTCAGGGCTTCGGCGGCGGCATCCTTCGGGAAGAAGCCGCCCTTGACGATTTCTTTGGTATCGGCCTTGATGATTGCCCACTTGGCGACCGGCCCCTTCCACGCGATGTCGTATCCGGGGCCTGAGACCGCCTCGACAAGCGTCTTGTGGGCGACCATGTAGAGCCGGTGCAGCCGCACGTCCCCCTTGGAGACGTACATCACCCTGTAGAGTCCTTCCCAACTGCCGTCTTCGCAGATGGTTTCGACGATATCCAAAGGCTGAACCTGCGCGGATACGTGCGCCCAGAAGTCAGGATTCAGGATATCGGCCTCGACCGTTCCCACGGGGAGATAGGCGAACAAATGCCGCCTGACCTGCGTGGCGATATTCAGTTTTCCTTCGTGAAGCCGTTTCTTCTGTACTGGCGCGACGAATTTCCGGGTCTCAGTTTCAGTTTCCATGATTCCTCCTAAAGATAGGGCGGCACAAAGGCCGCCCTGTCAAGTTTGGACTGTAGAAGAAAGATCACGATCCGAGACCGATCGTGGTCCCGGCACTCAAGGTAACTCCCGTCGATGTGACGGTGAGCACGCTGTGGGATGTGACGACACCACCCGTCGACGTGAAGTGGATGAGCATGTCGCCCCCCTTCATGCCGAGGTAGTAGCCGTCGGTGATGAGGCCGGCGGCCGAGATATCCGAAGAAACGGCCGTCGACGTGTAGACCCAAGTCCGCCCGGCCGTCGATGCGATAGTCTGCGACATCAGACGCGGAGGATTGGGCGATGTGGAAGTCGTACCCTTGTAGGAAAAAGCCATCTTACCCTCCTCGCTTACTGAGCGGTGTAGCCGGAGCCGTTGTGCTTGACCATCACGACGCCGCTGTTCTGGAGCAACTTGGCGCCCATGATAACCGAGGTGCGGACAAACGAGTATGCCTGCTCCTCATCATAGCCAACCACGCTGTCCAGGCCGGCCTTGTCGACGGCACAACCAATGGCGTTGCGATGGTAGAAGTAGCACTGTTCCGACGTGCTGTCCGAACCGGCGCCGATGGAGCCGGTCAGACGGGGATGCGTCATCCAGTTGAACCCGCACCAACGCCGGAACCGGCGGGCCGGGCCAGTGAACGGCTTGACCTCGACGTAATCGGCGGACGCAAACTCCGTGGTCTGCATCATGATGCCGAAGAACGCCGGCGACACCAGGGCGAACAGGTTGTCTTCGTCGGTGATATCGACGAAGTTGTTGCCGAGGACGGTCTGGGCATAGACCACGAGATCGAGGCTCGCGGTTGTCGCGGTGCCAGTGTCGTTCGTCGCCGTGTCGAGTTCCGCGATGATAATGTCATCGATCTTGCGATTGATGACCGCCATCGAGGTTTCCTGCATGATCCGCTTCTGGTCGCCCTGGCTGGCGAAGATGTTGAAGTAGGTCTTGCGAGGCAAGTCATGCCATTCGCGGAGCGTGCAGGTGTTTTGGGTGAGGTTGTCGTTTCGGGCCGCGATCAAGCCATCGACACCGCGTGTCTGCGCCGTGGCCGAACCGGAATCGGCGACCAGGAAAACCGCTGTGTTTCCCTTGATCTGTGCTTCCTGAACGGTGGTCGCACGCAGGATCGACTGCCTGTCCTCGAACCCCTGAACGAATTCTTGACGATACTGCGTCTGGAAAGCAGTGGAAGCCATGTGTGGTTCCTCCAACATGGGGTTGAACGGAACCGATGCCTACGGATGACTGCCGTTTGCGGAGTCCGGGGGTTTCCACCGAGAATTGCTTGTTGCTTATTGCCGGCCGGTGGGGCCGCTAACCCGCAACGCAGGGCGCTGCGTCGGTATGGTCAATGATCCGGGTCGCTATGCGGATAACCGGATTTTGGATAACTTAACAAATTTTCAGTTAACTTGCAATAGCCTTGCAAACGTCTTCCGGGGAATGGGCCTCGAAATCCCGAAACTCCCTCGGTTGCCAGCCCTCTTGCATCCCCTCGATCTCGGTGCGGGACAGCTTCTTGTCCCAAATCCTGTAGTTGCCCTTGGCGACTTTCGGCGACCCCATCGCCTTGAGCCGTTCAAGATTGCCGGGCGAAATCACGTCGATTGTCGCCTCGTCCCGACCGCCGCGCCCGTCCGAGAATTTCGGCAAAGGCAACGCCCCGGAGCATTTATTGCAGAATGTTTCAACCTGATCACGAAATTCGGCCGGGATTTTCCTCCACCAGCCGGGCACGACATCGTACCCCTTCAATCCAAACACCCTGGCATTGGCCGCCGCAATTTCACAGAAAAAGGCCCCGTTTGTGTTGATCGCCGCGCTCCAATGAAGCTGGAACGGACAGTTGTCGATGAGAATGCGCCGCAATTCCTCGTCATCAACCACTTCGTCGATCGCCACCAAGAGAGGCTGGTGTTTCCCGGTGGTTTGGGTATGGTCGTTGTAATGGATCAAATCCTTGTCGAATGTGGCTAGGATGTCGGCCTTGTATTGCCGCCATTTCCAACCCGAGGTCCATAAGGCCCGACGGCGGCGCGGCACCATTTCCCGCCAGACGGTAAGAACCTCAAGAAACTGCGGGTGCAGCGCGGGCTCCCCGCCCATCATGCCGATCTGTCCTGTGAAGCCGTCCAGCGATTCGATGGCCGTGATTATCGCATCCATCGGCATAAAGGCCGGGTTCCGATGGTGGCCGATCATCCGGGTGCAGTTGGCGCACCGCAGATGACAGGCCCCATCGGAAATGTCGATCTGGATCACGGTGTTGTCGTAAATCGGCCTCATCAAACTGCCCGCGCCTTGTGCCGATCCCGCAGATCAAGCAACTCCCGATACCGCTCCTGCTTCCTCGGATTCTTGTAGTAGTCATAGGTCCGGCCCTTGGTGTCCGCCATCTCCTTCTCAAGCTGCTCGATTTCCGCCTCGATCGCCTGCGTCACGGTCTGGCCGCCGGTTGGGACCACCGTACCACGCGGGTTGATTTCACGTGAAACACTCGCCATGAACCGCAG